CTTGTCCTAGATTGAGCGAGGCGACAACGCTACCCGTGGTTGGTGAGATCGTCAGCGTGCTGTCGCTGTTGCTAACGGACGACACAGCCGCAGCACCCGAGCAAGAGCCCCACATCGGCGCGGTATTGCTCGCACTGAGCAAACACAGTCCTGCGGTCGACGTACCGGCAAGGATTTGCAAGCGGCTGGCATCAGAATACACAATACCGCCGTTGCTTGCGGTTAGTGACCCACCCGTGCCGGCGTTAGCGATAGACACGCCTGCAAGTGTATCAGTAACCGCGGGCAGCGTTAGGACAGCAGAGCCCAACGCACCAGTTGTGGGCTGCACCGTGATGTTGCCGCTTGTCAGATTATAGAATGAGGCTTTACCGACAGTTGATGCGCTTGCGCCTAAGAAAAGGTTAGGTACAATGCCGACAGAGCCAGACGAAGTAACGCCAATCCCGATAGAACCGGTACCTTTGGCGTTGATTTGAAGACTTGCGTTGGAGCCACTGTCCGTAGTGTCTACAACTACGATGCCGCCCGTCACCGCACCCGTAACTTTTAACCCAGCAACTTGCAATGCGGTCGCGTTGCTGACTTGAAACGAAGGATTGGTGGCGCCGTTCAAGCCGACAGAAAACGCAGAAGCAGAGCTGGTAGCAATTGCCATTTGCCCGACTACGCCAACAGTTCCCGTAAAGTTGGGAGACGCACTTAGCGCCATCGAACCTGTGCCGGTGACGGAATTGCTAAGCGTAACACCGCCATAGGTTAACGCCGAAGACATAGTCACGCCGCCGGTTACGTTGAGTGCGGGGGTGATCGTCACAGCACCGGTTGACACGTTACCGACGAGTATCGTGCCACTGCCCTTTGCGTTGATCGCAAGGCTTTCGTTTGTGCCCGATGAAATCGCGGCAATGCCGACACCGCCTGCGGCGGCTGCGCCTGTGATCTTGATGCCCGTTGCTTGGGAAGCAACTGATCCGTCAATTTGAAGCGTCGGATTAGTTGTGCCGTTCGGCCCTACAGCGAGCGCGTTGGCAGACGTTGAAGTAACAGTGACAGTGCCGGTGATTGCGGTATTAGCCAGTGTCGTCGTGCCGGTACCGGTCAAGCCATTGATCGTGGGCGACGACGCAAGCACAACATTGCCAGTACCCGTCGTGGCAAGATTGCCGAGAATGCCCGCGTTGTTATAGAGAATAAAACCGTTAGAGCCCGAGTTGACAACGGATGAGCCGACATTGAGCGGACCGGCAGGCGTACAGGTGCTACCAAGCGTACAGGTCGTTCCGTTGACAGTGACACTGGGATTTGCCAACGACGCATTGGTGACAAGGCCTGTTGCGGTAAAGCTTCCCGTAACTGTCAAGCCCGCAATTGTCGGCGAAGTGGAAAGAACGACGCTGCCGAGCGAACCCGTGACTGTCGCTTCACCAAGCACACCCGCATTGTCGTACAGAATGCGGCCAGACGTGCCGGATGTCACCGTGGTGGTACCCACCGCGATACTGCCAGCCGCTGACACGATGGTTGCACAGGAGAACCCCGTGTTCGTCACCCATTGCAACGCGGCAGCACTGCCAGTACACCCGGCGACCGCGAGAGCGGTGGGAGAGGCTGCACCGGCGGTGACGTTTGCCAGCACGGTGTTGCTTGCCTGCGTCGCAAGGTTAGTTAGACCGACAAGTCCGGTCGCCGTAAAGGACGAGGTGATCGTAACACCGGTCAATGTAGGCGCAGTACCGAACACGGCGACCCCTGTGCCAGTTTCGTCCGACAGAACACCCCGAAGCTGAGCCGATGTTGTTGCCGCGAACTGTGACAGGGGTTGCCCGGTCACGCCACACGTCGCACAGGCATAGGTGACGACGTTCGAAGGAAACGACACGGTAATTGGCGACGTGGCAGCAAAGCTAACGCTACCCGTACCAACGAATGCGACAGTTGAGCCGTTGATCTGGCCGAACATGCCCGCGCTGGTCATCCACAAATCGCCGTTGACGGGCGAAGGTGGCGCCGAACCCGGCGTGAGATTGAACCCGCCCGACACGCCGTTGGGTACAGAGCCCGTCATCAGTCGACCGGTCATCGTGCCGCCGGCGATGTTCAACGGGACATAGCCCAGCGTGTCCTGCTTGTTGATGAACAGCTGGTTCCACTGTGCGGGCGTCAGCACCTGGCCTTGACGAAGATTGGGCGACGTCTGAGCGTTCGCCGTTGCGATGCTCAGGAACGTCAGAAGAGCGGTAAGAAAGTGTTTCATGTTACTTCACCTTGAGGGGCGGGAGTTTCCAGGAGTCGATGTCCTTTTCCGTCAAATCGTGAATTTGACTTTGGACCTCGGCGAAATGACGACGAACCGCCGTGACTTGCCTGTTGATGTCATTGATTTCAGCGATACGTTTCTTCTGAGCCTTGTCGGGTTTCTCGATTTGGTTCAGCTCTGCAATTTCAATTTCAAGAAGTGGCGCTTTGCGAATTGGAAGGAGCGCTTCGATGGCCTGACTTACTTCAGCAGTCAGGCTATTGGTCAGCGCGTCCTTCTTTTCTTCGAGCGTCATCACAGGGTCAACGATTTCATAGGCGATGTTATAGACACCGTCTTTGTCCTTCGTGATCGCAGCCATAATGTCGGGATGAGCGACCGGCGCGGGGTGCGGCTGGTATTCTTTTGGTTTTTTCTTGACCATCCTCATATGCGCGTCGTGCAGTTCCATCTCGCGAATTTGCAAATTGACCGCGCGTTGGAATGCGTGCTCATGCTCTTCTGTCGGAAAGAATGATCGTAAAATCTTGTGCATGTCGTTTTTCTCCGTCAGAGTTTCATGAACCAATAGACGCCCATGCTGAGTTGCACGGTGTTATGTGCGGTGCCGTTACCGGCCGATGCGTTGTTGATCGAGATACCGGTGAACGCGTTGTTAATAGTTGCCGCGGCCGTGGCTGGCAAAGTGAACCCGCCGCCCCCTGTCGAACTGGCGCTGTTCGCGGAGTTGGCGTTGTTGCCATGCGTATGACCTGGGTCCGTTAACGTATTGATGTGTGTATGCGCGGCGAGTTCGGCGGTGATTAGTGCGTGAAGGTTTTCACCAAACAGCGAGCCCGGTAACGTTAGACTGCCGGATTGCACAGGCACACTGGTGAGGCGACCAGTCGGTGTACCCCCCATGCCATCGACGCCCATAACACCGATGCCCTGCATGTTGAGGGTGCCGATAGTCTTATGGGCAGCGAAGTCGGCAGCCGCATTCGCACCACGACCGCCGGACACGGGGCACTGCGTGTTGCTGAAGTTGCCCCACAGGTAATTGAACGCAAACCACGTGTCAGCATTGGCGCGCTGCGTAGCGGTGGAAGACCCATCACCAATCGTTGTACCGTTGCTGATAATCCAGCCTGGCAACGCGGTTGCGACAGGACGATGCTGCCAATGACCGGTGCCCATCATGCCGGGCGCCGCAATCCAGCCAGCACCCCCGGCGTCAGGGTTGGTCACGTTGCCATCGACCGTACTCATCCAGTAGTTACCCTGGACGATCAGAGAACCAACGACCGCGCCGTTGGGATAGCCGCCGATAGCCGACTGGAACGTCGAGTCATACAGGATCGGGCCACCTGCCGAGTACCATTGGTTCCAGGCAGTCGTCTGGTTCAGGATACCGTTCATGTCGGCACCCCAAGGCGGAATGCCGCCCGACGCAATAGGCGTAAAGTTTAGCGGCGGAAAACCGTCAGTCAACGATGCGGCGCCGCCGATAACCCCGATCTGTGATGCGGTGGGAATTGCTCGAATGAAGCTCGGCCCGGCACTGTTCGCAAACGGGATAGGAAACTTCGCGGGAATAGCTGAGAGGAGCATTTACGTTTCCTGAGATGTTCTGAACAATGACGGCCGAAACGCCGACCGGCTTTGGAAGCACGTTCAATTGTCCGAGGATGGCTTGTTCAACAGGTGTAAGCGCGAAAGTGAAAGTGTAGGTCATCGTCATATCGAGACCATCGGTTACGTAACAATTTCCGCGATTGGGAAACAGGTTAATCAGCAGTTGATTGATTGCCTTGATCGACCCATCGCAAATGTTGGACAACGCCTTAGCGAAGATTAACACCCGAAACGCGTCATCTGAAAGACTGAAGTTACTGGTGATAGGTGCGCCTGCGTAGAACGGTTGTTGATCGAACCCAAAAGCACTTAGCGTAGTCGCTTCTTGAAAACCGAAATATTCACTGTCCACGCCGACATGCAGAACACGGGTTACTCCAACGATGCGACCCCAAACGTCAAGACCGTAGCCCTGTGCGGTATCGACGTTCCAGATGAAGTCGAAGAAATTTTGCATGTTCATCGTCTGATCGATGTAGTCATCGAAGTTTGCGATCAACTGCGTAAGGATCGGCGAGTTGGCGTACTGACTGATAATTGTATCCCAGTAGTCAAACGGAATGATGTCGCCGATGGGCGACACTCCGATAATGAAATTTCCGATAGCATTGCTACCAGGACGCGGACGATTGATATCAGGACCACTCATGTCAAGGTCACCGCGATGTTATTCGCTGAGATAGTCGGCACTTGATCGATATTGATATTGACCGAGTTCGCCGTGGGCTTTGCCGTCTTCATAGCCTCAGACGCCACAGTCTGCGCGATGCTGACTGTCCAAGATAGCCCTGCACCTGCAGTGATCACAGTACCGGGCGCGACGTTATTTGCTGCGTCAACAACGGTCTGACCGATGGCGATTGTTCCCGTGACACCTGACACGGTCAACGTGGTGCCAGCAATCGAACCAGTGAACGTTGCGATAGGCGCATTGATCGAACCAACATCGATAGCGATGATCCTTGCCCAGGCGCCGAGCGAAGCCACAGCAGCGTAGTATCGACTGGCGTACACAGTGCCGCCGATTGTTGCGCGTGATCCTCCGTCGGCTCCTGAGAACGTGTTGATGATGGCGGTTTGTACTTGCGAAACTGCGTCAGCCGGTACTAGGTTGCTGTTGGCAATGTTGACAGCGAACAAGACGGGAATGGCCGTGGGTGTTTCATAGGTGACGCTGTATGAGGGATAGGGCGGTGTGTAGGCAGCGTTCTGGTCCTCGACTACCACAGTGGTATTGCCGTTGTAATTACACCCAGGGGCTTTCTTTGACCAGATGGCCTTAGCGACGTCTGCGGCAGCACCACCGACGACTGCCACGTAGACAGAATGTGCGGCAAGCGTAACACCTCCGATCACCGTGGTAGTGCCCAGTACGTTTTCGGTCACGTAGGCGTCGAGAACACCAGGCACTGACAACACAGCGCCAAGGATTGACCCAAGCGACCCAATCGAATTGACAGCGACCGATGCAGCACGACGAGCCTCGAACTCAGCGCGACTTTCTGTATTCGATCCGATGACACCATCCGTTGGGTTGTTGATGCTGTCCCAGCCGGGAATTGACTGATAGATTTGATTGAGCGAATTGGCTGGACACGCAATGGGGCCTGCGACGTTGCACGCAAAACTGAGTGTGATCGTACCGGACACCGGAATAGTACCGGCCTCGGTGCAGGTGTAGATGTTGCCGTCTGAGGCGACTGCGGTCGCACCGACATCGATCAGAACACCTTCGGCACCTGTGCAGACGCCTTGAACGACTGTGGGCTCAGAGGGGAGTCGCTGCAAGAAATAAATGCGAGCGATGGCGTCTTGCATACGACCATCGGCATAGGCCGGGTCAACCTGATTGGTGTAGTAGACAAACGTATCGTTGGCATTGCCGATAATCGCGGCTTGTGAAGTCGCCAGTTGTCCCTGAGGTGTATCGAGCGCGGGGTTGAGCCCGCCACCAAAGGCTTCGTCAATATCCGCTAACACTCCAGCAAGGATTGTCTCCTCACTCGGGGCGACAAAACCGGTAGGACCGAAAGACGGGGGCGGAACGTTTGTCGTCATTTGCTTAGCTTCCTGGAATGACTTGACGTACCGAAATGGCGATCACTTTTCCCGTGGGATCGGTGAGCTGGATTTGCCCTTCGATAGTACGATTGCGGAATGCCGTGATGTAAGCCTTTGCCGATTGCACACCGGGCACGCGTAGCGCGGCAGCGACGAATGCGTTCTTCAGCAGTGCTAGTGAAGGCGTTTTGCCTAAGACCAAGGTGAAGTAGTCAATTCCAAGTGACGTGTCATACCAGAGCTCCCCGTCAAACAAACGAACCGCGCTTGCTGCATCTTGCGCGGGAGCATAGGGGTTATCAGCCACCGCGATGTTGTTCGAAGCATCACGAACTAAGTCCCAAGTCGCCGCGTCGAGTAAGATTGTCTTCAAAGGTGCGGTCCTCCCGTAGCCGTCAACACACCGCCGGTGTTCGGTCGAATGTAATTGTGGACATGGTTATTAAAGCTGACGTTGTTAACCACGATATCAGCGCAGTAGAGCGTACCCGTGTAGACGCCGCCGCCCACATCTTGTAGTGAACCGCCCATCTGAATGTTGCCGTTGACGACGAGTGCGGTACACGTAAGAAAAATGCCGCCGGTTTTCATTTCGATCTTGTTACCGTTCTTATCGGCGATGGTAACGCCCGTCGAATTAAACCGGATGTATTGTTCGGGTGTGTCGTTGAGAACACCTCCTACGTAAAGGCCATCCGACAAACTGAAACGACGATCAGACCCAGGATTACCGAATGTCTTTGTCTGTTTGACAATCGAACTGTCACGGTCTGCAACGACGACAAAACCAATGTCACCTACGACGGGGTCCATGATGATAGCGTTCTTGCCGCCTTGAAGACGAAAGTAGGGAACGCCATAAATGATGCCGTGTTGCATCGAGTCACCAAGGAGGCCGTTGACCAAATTTACCATCGGCTTAACGTCTACAAACCCCACAGGGGCGAGTTCGCCAGCGCTTTCAACGCCCATGACCTTGACCAATCGTGTTGTCGCAATCTTGCCAAAAGCCTGCTCAATCTGAAATTCAATTGAATTGAACTCGGAGGCGGAGGAATTGAGTCCTTCCTGACCGACAACACCTGAGCCGTCTGTTTTTGCGCTCATGCTACCACCGCGTAGCCCGGTCGTGCGGCCGAGACAGTCATGTGCCAGCGACCCTGCGGAAATTCAGCGTCAAGATCATAGTTCAACGCGTAAACAACCCATTCACCGTTCGCTCCCGTAAGATCGCTCTCAACCTTGATTTTTTGACCAAAGCCAATCGAAGGATTGAACAGGGTGGAAACCGTGATGCCTTGCGAAGTAAATGTCGGATAGCCCTCCATGCCGGTATTCTTCGACACGAGTGCAACGGCGCCACCGCGCGATTGTCCCGACGGCCAAATGGCAAGCGTCTTATTGTCAAGGCCGTTCCATTGAATGCCCGCTTCTTTGACGCATTTCAGCGCTTGATCACGAGCGGACCCCGTGTAATAGGGATTGCTCAGGATGACGGATACGCCATTGTTCTCGAACGACTTACCCATTTTTGCCGCAAGGCCTGATAGGATGTCGGCTGCGTTGGCGTTGCCTTTATAAGACGTTGGCGGGATCGGTTTCACCGCATCGAAACCCCCGACATGGGCGAGTACCTGAAAAGGCACTTCGGGCGCAGCCTGTCCGTCAAACCACGCGTTGGTGATATTGCCAAGAAATACTGATGACAACAAGCCGCCCTTATCGCCAGCGTCGATCATGATGGTATTCTTGCGAACTGTCGTAGGACGCAGCCCTAGTGTGGACAGTTGGTTCATTTTGTCGAGCGTCATGCCGTAAATCTGAAGCTGTGCGGTGCCCATGGAAGGGCCGCCCGCCTTGATGATGCGCGACGACACGCGCAATCCTGACAGCTTGACGGAGTTTGCACCGGACTCACCAAATTCACCCTCGCCTAGTTCGAAGGTGACATCCAGCGCGCGTTGGGCGTAGGGCGTTGTCATGTGGCCAGGTCGCTCACTTCCAGATAGACGAGAAAATAACGGCTGTTAAGTCCCGAATAGTACGGGTTTGATGATCCCTGTGTATCAAGAAAAACGAAGTCGCCAGCAAACCCAAGATAAGCATTGCGTACAATGCGATTAAGGTTCTCACAAATCACTCCTCCGATAATCAGTGAGTTATTTACGTAGACGTCCATGAACAGTCCGTAAAACTTTTGCTGGATAACCAGCTGGGTGTTCTGATTGGCTAACGGCACAGTGAGCGCTTGATTAGCGACGGCTTGCGTAGGAATGATCAGGGCCATCAGGTCACGCCTTTCAGGGGCCCGAGGTTTGAACCGGAATAAGGTTGCACAGTGCCCCCGCTTTGTTGACCTTGGGCGCTCGGCGATTTCGTGTTTGTAAACTGAGCGAGCGCGGTGACACGGACTTCGGTAACACGAACGTCGGCCTGTAACAGCCCCACCGTGTTAGCGGCACGATTGTAGTCATAGCCTTGGATGTTGACGCTGGCGTAGACCGCTTCGGGCGTCACGACATCATACAATGTAAGCGTACCGCCAATTTCCTCGAGGCTGTCGATCAGCGCCTGACGATTTTCTCGCGAACCGCCTGACGCAAATCGAAGACGAATGCTAAACGGTGTGTCGACTTTGTTGTAGGATTGAAACCCGCCCTGCTCTGTGGGAAAGGTCGAAATGGCCCAATCCTGTTTGTATCCCATCGATACAACAGAGTCGGCTTCGACAACCTGAACGCCATTGAGGAAGATGCCCCACGGCGAACGACCAAACCCAGCGAAGAAGCTGATGACGTCTGCAACTAGCAGAGTAACGTCGGTGATCAGTGTTACCGATGAGGGGACTGCGGGTACGCCGGGAATGCTCATTGCGGTCCTGACTGAGCTTGCGTGGTGATGCCGGAACGTTGAAGCGCGGGACCAATCGATGCGGCGATGCCCGCAGCGTCGGTCGCCTGCGTGTTGATGTTGATCGAGCCAATGCTGACGTTCGAAGAACCGCGATCAATGCCGGCCCATTCGCTGCCCTTCCAACCGTGCCATGCGCCAAGCCCATGTTTTTTCATGTAGTCGGTCGAGAAATCAGCTTGCTCTTTCCAGGTCTTCGGGTCTTTTGCGTCAAGCCCCGTTTTCTTCGTGAACTCGTCACCAAGACCGCTGACAGCCATACCGCCACCGGCAAGGCCACCATAATGAAGTTGAAAATCGCCGAACGATGACCCGCGATCACCAACATACCCGTTGAGTCCTTCGGATCGAACGAGCTTCTCAAGTACGTCGGGACTGATGCCCTTCTTGGCGCCGAGCTCGCGATAATACGCAAGGCGTTCAGCCTGCGATGGAAAAGCGCCATCTGTTGATGCGACGGGTTTTTTAGGAGGGGGTGAACCCGCCCACGGAGCCGGAAGATGTATGCCATTTTCGGTAATGTCTTTTACTTTGCTAGCGGTCCACTCATCTAATTTAACAAGATAGGGAGTTACCTTACCCAATAGAATACGACCCCATTCCGCAAACGCAAGATTGACTTGCGCTTGGGCTTCGGCGAGTTTGCGTGCGTTCTCAGCTTGCTCAGCAGTTAGATTACCGAATCGTGACGCCATCGC